GGCCAAGACCATTTAGCAAAGAAAAACATAATAACACCACTTACACCCATAATATAGTAACGCCAGTTTTCTAATGTTGAAATCTTTTTCGTTTGATCGTTAATACGAGAATGTAAACCACGTTCCATTATTTCAAGCTTTTCAAGTATTTCTTTATTACTCATAGCTCGTTTTTCAGCGTTGTGCTGCGCAAGTTTTTCATGGTCTCCACGAGACGATCGTCTGTATTCTTCTAACCTATCGCTCAATACTTGTAAACGTAAATCTTCATTGCGTCTTGTTTCGTCTACTGTTCTTTCAATTTCTTCAAGCTTTTCTTTAGTAAAAGCAATCACTTCTGACTGAACAGCAACATTCTTACTAAGGTCAACCATAACATCCATTGATGTTTCAACCTTGTTAAAGAACTTTTGAATTTGTTTAATGTCGCTCTGAATCAAGCGAATATCGGTTTCCCAGTTTTTCTCTGATGCCAAGATATTATTCCTTTAATGCCTTTTGATAACGGAGGCTAGTGGCGAACTCCATGATTATATTTTAATCACACTAGAAATAATTTAAATTGTCAGTATTATTTATCCGCCAATGCCTCTTCATAATAGACAATTATTGCTTTTTGTTCGTTTATATATCGGCGTAATTCACCGATACCAATAGCAAGGTTTTCATAACCTTTTGAACTAACGGCAAACACTACGAAGTTACCTGATTTTGATTTAAGTTCATTTACTTTTTCATCAAGGTTATCTTCAGTAATAATCATCCATTCCATTGGTGGAAAATCAACAAGTGGTGGTCTTGCTTGTATAGGAATGTTTTGTTTTTGATATTCAGTCTGAGTTACTACTACCGGTTCCGGCTGGCTCAGACACGCTGTCAGTATCATCAGCATCGGAAGGAGGAGTAGTATCTTTAGCGATTTCGTCAATAAGTCTGTTAACTGCATTCTGTACTCTTTCTTCTAAATCTACAGGGTCAGTTAAAGCTTCCATATCTAAATCAATGCGAGCAAACTTGTTACGCAATGTATTTAAATACTCACGCGACTCTGCTAATTGTTTCGTAAGATTTTGGTTTAATGTTTCGTTGCGCTGTGCATCAGCGACCATAGTGTCCACAGTATTTTGTAATGTTTCAGCTGCGGATACCAGTTTAACGTTATTGGTCCGAAGAACGCTTATCGTTTCCTCAGACCAATCGTAGTACTGTTTGGCGCCATATCCTATACCTGCAAATAGTCCGCATACGATAATTAATAGATATAATTTCGCCATGTTATCACCCTATTACTTTGAGCAATATGATGCATATAAGCCTTCAAATTTAGCTTTATCGCAGCCATACTTTTCTTTCATCTTGCCGTACATTTCTGTTTTTGTACAAGATGCGTTTAGTTTTTTCATGTCAGCGCCGATTTTAGCATCGTCCGAGTCAGAATCATCATCGTCGTCTTTGTCATCATCGTCGTCGTCATCATCATCTTCATCTTCGTCTTCATCATCGTCGTCTTTTGCTTCTTCTAAATCTTCTTCCATAGCAGATTTATATTTTTCTTCTAAAGCAGCAGCGATACGTGATTGCATTTCTTCTGCGAATGCGTCTTTCATTTCCAATGGATTTTGATCCAACGCTTCTTTGATAATTTTTTCTAAAGACATTTCTATCTCCTTATTGTTAGATTTAATATTTCTATACTGTATTTATAATTATTTAAACATCTTAGCTTGAGTAGAAGGGCCTACAATACCATCTGCAACTAAACCATTACTATTTTGCCATTTTTTCACAGCGACAAGGGTTCCAAATCCAAAATCACCATCAGCAGCAACACCAATAGCTTTTTGCATCTTTTTAACATCATCACCTTGCATACCCTTGCGTAGAGTACGAACAGAAGTAGATGTTTTCTTTGTTTTAGGAGCAGGTACTTTACCACCAAGAATTGCTAACGCTTCGTCCCAACGACGGTTACGATCTGCTAATCCAATTGTACCACCATTAATCTTTTTGGTTAAACCTTTGTTATCACCTTTGTCAGCAAACTTTTCTAATTTGTTTGTTGCCCAAAACCAGCAAGCAGACTCAATAGCACCCGTCGGTGTTGATACATATTCCGCGGCTTCTTCGGCGCTTAAGTCAACTGTGTTTGCAAATTGTGTGTAATTATTTCTTCCTGTAAGCTGCTTGATACCTCGACCCCTAAAGAGCCAGCCATCGCCGGGATTGACGTTTCCCAAAGCACCTCGTTTGGACCTAAACTCATCTTGGTAGACGTAGTTTGCGATTTTTTCTTGGTCTCTTGCATATTCTTTTGCATCACGTTTTCCTTTTCCAAAATAACGGCCAAACACTGAGTTCAAAGCCTTTTCTGAATAATTAAGGTTTTCTACTAATCTTGTAAAGTCTAATGACTCATGCGCGCATTGTGCCATAAAGCCAGCGATACGATTATTTGTATTGATTTCATATTTTTCAAACATTGGTACCGCTGCTTCATACCAAAGCTCTGGTTCTTTATTTGAAGGAATCATTGCACTAAATTGTTCTAAAGTAATCATTTATTGTCTCCCATAATATCTCTTAGTCTTTTCTTTTTTGAACTCTTATTACTTGACGTCCATTTCTTTTGTCCTGCTTTAGACATGTGACCGCCATCCATACCAGCTATATTTCCACCACTAACATTATTTACTGGCTCTTCTTGTATTTCTGGTTTTGCATCAATGTTATTCTTTTGTCTAAATGATTTTAAATCAGATGATGCTCTTTCTCGTCTTTTCTTGGCATCCAAAGCATCTTTAACATTTTGAGTATGGAGTTTATCAACGTCCATTCCACGTTTTGCTAACTGCTGTTTAAATCTTGCTCTGCCGAATGCTTCATTTACATTTTTTCTATTGACATTCTCTGCAAGTGTGGTATAATAGTTATAACTACTAGAAAATAATTCTAATGATTCATCTAATTGGTTATCAGTAATATCTTCGTTCAAAAACATATCCTCATCAGTAAATGCTTTATATTCTCTAATCAAAAAGAGAGCGGCTGCATATGATGCTAGTTTTGAACTACCACCTGGGACTTTGGCGAGTAATTTCTTCAGGTTAGCAATCATACGATCAAAGATACGCCATGCGGCACGCTGTTTTTTAGTATTTAAATCTTTTGATTTGATTAGTACTTTACCATCTTTATCAATGATGCCTTCTTTATATGCAGGCCATTTTTCAAACGGCGTAGCTAGGCGTCGAATAAATTGGTATACCATAAATAGATCTACAACCATGTTTATATTCCTTTTAGCAGTTCGCTAATGTATTTATCTGATTCTATACTATCTTTATGTATGACATATTCGTCGTAAGAAACGACACTAGGCATAAAGTTTAAATATACCACAAATGGTTTTAAAAATTCGTGGTATTCATGTAGTTTCATAAAAAGCATGTTAGTTGCTTCTGGTCCAAAGATATTATATATAACGATCAAGTGATTCAGAATCAGCCTTTCTTTCAAATCATTATCTTGTTTGTATCTACCAAATAGTTTACGTAAATACTGAAATCTCTTCAAGTCCTCATAAAATTCGACGGTATCGGTACAATTTGGATTGTCGTAATACTTCGAAGCAAATAACAGAAAGGTTGATTCTGTTAATATCATTTTTTATTAGGTATCCGCAACTACTGCATCGTCGCCTGTACCACTAACACCTAAGTCGCCAACAGTAGCGTCTGCACATGTTCCGCCCTTCATTGGTACTAAACATTCCGCAAAGTGGCGGCTGTTAGCTGTGTGATATGACCACCAACCCGGTCCTGTAAGACCTTTTGCTCGGTTAGATGCTAATGCTGCTTCTTCGTCTGAAACGAAAACCGCGTTATCTTTGTCGTTTGATTTGTTTGGATTAGATGCAGTTGCAGACAGCCATTTTGGTGCTGATGCCGCGTTATCTAGTTTTGCCCATGATCCCATTGTAGTTCTCCTTAATGAGGTTTAGTAAATTTTTGGTTTTGGTTTATTCTGAGTTTGTTTCAGCTTAGCCTTAGCCCTGTCTATATCTCTTTTTAATCTATTAGATTTTCTTATAGCAAGTTTTTGATGGATATTATCTCTTCTTTTATCTTGTATCCTAGCTAATGTAGACTGATGTCTGTCATTTTGAGCTTTTTCTGCGTCTGTTTTAGCCCTCTGCGTGCCACGAATATTACCTTGTTTATTCATCAACGCGGCTTTTCCTACTGCTTTAATGCCTCTTCCTGCAAGCCTTGTCGCAGCAAATGCAGCCCTTGCTGTTCCACCAATAACTTTACCAGTGGCACCTAATAATTCCTGAAGTTCTTCCTCAGTCATATTTTCTAGTTGTTCTATGGTAATATTATTTTCGTTAATGATGTCGATAATAGCTTCGTTCATTTCTTCGTATTCTAAATCTTCGCCAAGTTTATACTTATAAGGAGCTGGTTTGCCAGTCATAGAATTGCTTTTTGGATCTTTTCTTACAAGACCTTTTGGATCTTTTAAGTGAATATCATCATCAGTTGTACGTTTAATTTCTGAACCAATGCCTTTATGACGCTTATCAAATCTCTTTTGATGCTTGTCTTGCGCCGCCTTTGTCGCTGATCCATAATCTCCGCCGCCAGCCATTCTTTTATTAGCTGATTGCTTGTATTGTTTTAATGACTTTTTCTTATAGCTTTTTAAAGTTGCAGGAGATAATTCATCAAGCTGTTCTGTTGATTCGTGTCTTGCAGCAGGATCGCCTTTAGTTACTGTATGAGGTTTACCTTTAATGTGTACAATAGCATTACCATTTCGGTCTACATTACCATTATAAGTACCATTTTTGACCGCTTTACGAGCAGCCATAACCTTTGGATGTTTAGGATCAAATGTTTCATTTACATTGGAACTGCTGTGATGAGGCAAATGGTGTGCATGCGTGTAAGTAGCCGTTTTGTTAATTTTATGATTTTCATTGCCATGATGATAAGCCGTCATATGCTTTTTTAAGCCAGCTTCATCGCCTTTAGCATTAGCCTTCATGGCTTTATGTAAGTGTCCTACTTGAGCTTCGTGATGAGGCACTGAAAGATGAGTTGTATGGTAACGATCATATCCTTTATCAGTTTCTCTGTCATGGAAGTTCTGGGCGTGTTGTAAATGTGCTTGAGTTTCTATCTTTTTTCGATCATATGAATCATTACCGGTATTTGTGTGCTTTGGTTTATAAGCATGCTTTACAGAAGTATAATAAGATTTTCTCTTATCTGCGCCTGCCCACTTGGTTAGCGCTTCATCTAAATCTGGTTCCACTGATTCTGTGGTATAACCCATAGCTTTCATTCTATGATGGTCAACTTCTTTTTCAGCCCTAATTCTCTCACCTGTTTTAGGATGCACCATCCAATGTGGAGTATATTCTGTGCCAACCTTTTCATTAACTGAATTGCAGTTACAATGCGGGCAATCTGCAGAACAATCACAATCTTCAGCTTTGGTATCAGCGCCGCAGCATTTATCAGAACAATGAGTGTCTTTTGCTTCATTAAGATGTTTTTTAAAGCTTTTCATTTTGCATTCCTTTAATATTATTCTTTATTTATAAAAAAATTACCATTTGACCTTATCAGCCCAGTATGCAGCTGACATTTTACCTTTAGCAATATTTTTACCATGACGAGCCTTAAATGACTTGCGCTTGGCTTTCATTCTATCAGACTCACCTTTTTTAGGATCGCCCGCAGTAGAAGCGCCTTGCTCGCCAAAACGAATTGTTTTAATTTTATCGCCGTCTTTAGCAACAACAATATGACTTTTGGTAGGGTGCGAAGGTGTACCTTTAGCTTTATTGAACCCTTTTACTCCTGCACGCTGTAAACGTGAATCTTTTTCTTCTGATACGAATTCTTTAAAATTTTTCATTAGTGATGTCCACGGAATTTAAATGTTTTACTGTAATCTGCTACTTGTTGTTTTTTATCTGGTTCACCGTTACGATCATGTTTAAACTGACCTCTGTATATGCAAAGTTCTTTTACCCATGCCTTTGGACTGAGTGTGTCAGCCCATATGAACTCTCTACGGCGAGGATCCCAAGCTTCTAAATTCCATTCACCTTTATGACGGTCACCATCATCAAGGAACTTTGAAACTCTGTACTTAACTTTAGTCTTTGGGAATTCAATAATCTGAGCACCGCCTTCGCCATCGCTGGTATCTTTTTTCCATTTAGGTGGTCTATCTACGGCTTCATTTAAGTGTTTCTTAAAGCTTTTCATTTTTACTCTCTGTTACGTTATGTATTGCCTTACCAGTAATTTCAGTATCTCTTTTTACATGATTCATACCAGTTTCTTTGCTATAATAAGTGTCTTTGTTAAAATCACCTTTCATTTTATATACGCTAAATTTTGAGCCTGGAGAATATTTCTTTAATATGTGGGCGCCTTTAGTAGCATCTGCAGTAGTTTTATACGCAGCACCGCCATGGTCACCATCCTGCCTACCGGTTTTCCAATGTTTTCTGCTCTTCAGTTCAGGACATCCGTCTTTTTCATTTTGTTTTGCTCGATTTATTGAAGCATCATACAACCTTGTATGTCCGATAGTATATAATTCACTAATATATCTTTTAAAGCTTTTCATTAAAACTGCTCCGGATAAATTTTTCTTTGTTCGGTAATCCATGTATCCCAAGCTTTTTTCTGCTTACTTGTTTTCCATTCTTTACCATTCAATTTAAAGTTGCTGCTACGCGAACTTGTCATTTCAGCTGCTTTTCTCATAACAGACAAATGGTCGCCTGCATCGTTTTCTGTTCCATACACTTTAGCCATGTTAGAATATTTAGTAAACCACATATTATGCTTTCTCATAGCACCTGGGAATGCAAGATCCGCATATGCATAACTTTCAAGTGTCCCAGACATTAACTGAGCATATACTAAATCATTATCGGTTACGTTTTTAGTTGGTAACTTTAATACTTTAACTTTTGGTTTAACAAAATCTGTGCCTTGAGCATCATGGTATTTTGACCAAGACTTAGCGGTGTATTCTGTTAAATGTTGTTTAAAGCTTTTCACTATAGTATTCCTTACTTAAACTTTAGATACGGTTTAAAATTATACATTTGTTTTGAATTATCAGCCATGCCATTTCTGTCATGCATAAATTGACCACTTACAATACATTTATGTTTAACGTATTCTTTGCCTTTAAAAATATCAATATCTTCCCAGTCTTTTCTATTAGCATTCCATACATAAAATTTATACTCGCCCTTATGTTTATATCCATCAGGTCGATATTTTTCTATTTTGTATTTAGCTTTAGATTTTGGAAATTCAATTTCGCTTTCATCATCGTTTATTTTTTTCCATCTAGGTGGACGAGACGGTTTAAGCTCTCCGGCTTCTGCTAAATGCTGTTTAAATCGTAACACATTAACCGCCAAACTCGTGACCGGCAACTCTTTTCATTTGTTTATTAAACTCAGCCTGAGATGGCTTTTCTTTATATAATTTAATAGAAAGGTTTGCTTTATCTTTGCCTTTGATGCGCCAATTATGTCCGTCCTTTTTGTGGTCAGGATCAGTAGTTTTTACTACACGGCGTTTATAACCAGCTTCCCATGTTTCAGAACCTTCGTTTACATCATTTGATTTCATATAGTCTCTAACAGTGTCAATGTAATCAGTAGCTTTTGTAATTTTTGATTGTACCCACTCAGGCATGTTGTCATCATCTTTAAGCATACCATGTAATTCTTGTGCAGCGTCAATCATAGTCTTTAATTGATTTTTTGACATACCGCCTTCGTTATCATATTCGGCATCTTCGTTTTTAGGTACGCAATTAGGAACCATTCTGTTTCCTTTTTTCTTCATACCTACTTGTTTATGTGAGTCCCAACAAGCTTCTTCCATAGGTGTATCACCTTTGAGAGTTTTAACTAATTCATCAGTACCTATATCGCCAGCGCCTGACTTTGATTGAATATGCTGTTTAAACTTTTTCATCTTAGTCTTCTTTCTTTTTCCTTAGCATTTTACGAGTAAAATGTGCTGCACCACGTTCACGGCGTTTAATTCTATCACTATGAGATTTTATTTTTTTAACATCATCAGAAGCGCCTTGTACATTACCGCGCATTCTGTTGGCTGCCTTTGAACCTACCGCACGATTGAAATTGTATTTTGCATCTTCTTTATCTCTAATTGCTTTATTAGCATAGTTAGCAAGCGTATCTTTGTCTAGCTCATTAATTTTTGCTTCCGATTTATTTTTCTTATAATCGTTAATATTCTTTCCAGGAGGTACGTTTCCTCTCCAGTGGCCTACCACATCAATATCTTTATTAACAGACTTTAAATGTTTTTCAGCATCTTCTTTATTTTTAAAATCTTTAGCATGTTCGTCAGACATTGTTAAACCTTTTTTATGTACTTTATATAATGGTTTACGTTCATCCCATTCTCCTGACCAATGGTGGTGTTGAATTGTTTTGCCTCCATAAGGATCCTTGTGGTTATACACTTTACTAATTGTGTGTGTTTTACCATCTTGAAATGCTTCATTTTTACCAAGAGTTTTCATATGGTTTTCTGCATCTTTTTGAGTTGGGAACTCTTTAAAGTATTTACGATCATGTGTATGTACTGCGAATGTTGATGTACTCTTTCCAGCTGTACGAGATTTTTTCGTTGTTGGATTATACATTTTAGTAATTTTGTAATTTTCTTCGAGTTCAACTTCTTCTTTGCGTACTTTTGCAGCCAAGTCTTTATCAGCTTTGCCCCATGTACCAGAAGATTTAGTAATAAAGGAGTTAACTCTTGCATGTCCCCATTGCTCTGGTGTAGTTCCTGGTCTATGACCAGTTTTCCACGCAGCTACGCCACGGTTATATACTTGTTTTAAAACACCTTGTGGCATACCAGATTTCTCAGATTTTTTAGCAAGAGATTTATCAGCACTATCTTCTTGGATATATGACTCAGTTGATTTCATTAAGTCAACAATGTCTTCGCCAATTAAATCAGTAGCTTCATCAAGTTTTGGTCTATACATTTTGAAACGCTTATCAAATTTTGTTTTGCCGTTTTTATCTAAAAGCATATGAGGGCGTTTACCTTGACGTTGTCCCCAAATATGGTTTTCTTCTAACTCTTCAGTAAAACCCATTTCCCGTGCTTTTTTAGTATGCTTTGACTCTTTAGTCTTTGCTTCTTTATCTCCAGGAGCCGGTTTATATGCAGATGCATCATCGTCAGCTTTTTTAGCATTACGTTCAAAATGATCCTCACGATCGTCTCTTTTGTTTTTGGCTACACCTGTATAATATTTACCAGTTTTCTCTGCCATAAAGTTTTCAAACTGTGTATCTGCATCTTCGTTTTTACGTTTAAGTACTGCAGCAACTTGAGGATGGTCAGATAAACCCTTTGCAATTTTGTTAATAGTCTTAACTGCGCCTGACATGTTATTACCATATTTTTTATCAGCGGCAATCCCTACAGCCATTTTTACGTGTGTTGGGTTATGAGCTTCTGCTACAAAGTTTTCAAATTGTATGTTTAAACTTTCGTTCTTAGATTTGTTTGCAGCTCTTTTACGTTCACGTTCTTTAACTTTAACTTTTGGTAATAGCTTTCGAGCCATTGCATCTAATCTTTGTTTAGAGAATTTAGCAACACGTTTATCAATTACAATCTTTTCACCAGACGACATATCAGCATATCGTTTGTTTTTTGCAAAACGGTCTTTAAGATTTCTTATTGCCTGTTTGCGAGCACGTTTCTTAAGTACTTGCATAGTTGCAGTTCGTCGAGCAGCTTTTTCTCTACCACGTTTCATTTTAAATCTGTTTTTACGCATTCTAATACCGATAGCTCTTCGTTGCATACGATCTAAAACTTCGTCAAGCTCTGCCGTATCCTCTACAAAATCTTCAATGTTTTCAAATTCGTTATCGTTATCTTCTGACATGTTCATTCCCTTTCGCACGTCGGCTAATATCGCGGCTGCTGATGTTTTTAATTTACTTGGTAATCCGGTTGCGAATTTCTTAACATCATTATCCATGGCAAAGCCACGCATTTTAGTTCCAGACATTCCCTTAACACCTTCGGCGTCAGGATCTCTTTGACCTGCCGATACAACTGTAATATTATTAAATACATATCCAGCTGATGATTTATTATATTTGTTTAGTAATCTATCAAATTCTTTTACTCTATCAGATCCAACAACTACTATAACATCTTTATGTTTACCACTTAGTTCAGCCATCACTTCAATAATAGTTCGTGCTTTTGATTTAATAACGATTTTACCAAATGCCTTTTGAGCGTATTTAATTTTATCATTATAACTTAATGGATTTTTGTTTTTATCTTGTGATTGTGAAAGGTAAATATAACCAACACCGCCACTGTTTTTGGCTTGACTTGCAACTGCGTTAGCCAATTTTTCATGGCCCATTGTAATTGGATTCATTCTTCCGAAAGTTATAACGGCCGGTTTACTCGATGCCATTTCATTTAACGTTGGCTCAATATCAATATATTTTCCTGCATCAAATCCTTTAAAACTCTGAATTTTACGCTTGCCATCTTTACCTTTTTCAGCAGCCTTTTCTTTTGGCTTTGATTTAGGTTTAGCTTCGACTTCATCGTTATTTTTCGGGTCATTAATGTCTTGTTGTGGTTCGTCAACCATAATTAGATCCTACTATTTTATTTAATTCTATTTATAATATTTTTGAAAAGAGGGTATAAATTCATAGTTAACTTGTGCCGATTTACCCCAAATAGTCGACTCTCGCAGCCATCCAAGGGCAGGAGTTGGTGAAGCTATGTGTAACGGGATAGCTGTTCTGCGTTGGCGCAATATAAAATAATCATTATCAACCGCACTTCGTATACCTTGTTCAGATAATTCTTTAATCAAAAATTGAGCAGTTCGTTTAGTCATAGCATAAGCATGTGCTCCTTCATGCCCTTCAATACTAATTAAATCGGTTGGAGGACCAGCAGAAACGTGATCGTAATCATTTGGATTAGCTATTTTATATCCTAATACCACGATAGTATTTTCTGGTATTTCTATTGATATTGGCTGTAGCATTATAGCGTCGTGTTCAAGTACAACACCTACGTTATCAGTACCTTCAGCAATTCTTTTCCATATAGCGAAATGACCGGCGGTACAACAAAAAGCTTTGTGAGCAGTATATGGATTTTCAATATGCTTATAAGGTTCGGTTGGCAAACCAGGTATATTTAAATCTCGGAATGCTGATTTGCCCGTTTGATTACTATATCCTAAATGATATTCCCAAGGTAATCCAACTTTATCACACGAGTCAGCTGCAATCTTTGCGTATTTCATAGATAATTCTTCATTAATTTTTAAGATATAAGCCTTCATACGTATGTTTCCTCAGCTAATTCGTTATATAGTGTTACATCAGGTCCAAAGTATTTTAATATATTATCCATTGCTTTATCATCAAAAGAGATTTCATTGCCGCGGTTTTTTCTAAAATTAGTTTTATGCCTAGGTAACATATGTGTTACTTCTATATGTAAATCATGCATAAGTTTATTGAGCTCATTGTTTATGTTTTCATATAGCCAATAATCACCACAGATTTCGTTGTTATATTTTAATATATCAGATTGTAATATACCAGAGTTTGGCTCACCGACAAAAGAACCCTTTGTCGTCCAAGAATTATATTCTTCTATTGATGGTGCTAAATGTTGATTTTTCCATCTCTTATAAAAATAGTAAAAGCTTTTTTGTCTATCAACAGGATCTCTTACTACCGCAATAGATTTATATTGAATAGCAGCCATTGGTGTTATAATACGATTTTCAACTAAATCTTGTAATGTAAAATGATAATATTTAAAATGCACTTTATACTTATTAATTATATCTTGGCTTAATGTGGCTTCAATGTTTGAATCTTCAACTGGCGTATAAATCGCATCAGGATCAGGAATGTTTTTAATAAAGAACTCGGACAGGCTGCTGCTTGCTGTTTTTGGTGTTCGTAAAAATATCAATTTATATTTGTGAGATATGTACATTATATACCCTTATCGTATGTTATACTATTCGCATGACCAGTGGATCCCCATTTGTGGTCTGCATAAACTTTATCTGGTCCATCATATCTTTTTGCACCACGGATATAAAACAATGGAATAAAATAATGACTTGGCCATATCGTTATCATGTGTTTAAAGTTTGGATGGTGCTGAGATAAAAATAGATTACCCGTGGATCTAAAAGGTTCTGGTTTCAAATCAGTTGGTTTTAATTTATGGAGTGTATCAATAACATGCTTGACGAATACATTCTCAGGATTACATGCCATAATTGGTTGAATATTTGGTGTAGGTAGGTTTTCGTTCTCATAACAAGAATAAGCGTAATTTTCTGGTGATGTAAATAACTCATTAGTATTTTCTAAACAAGTCATATCAGCCTCAGGCCAAAAGCCACCATGCTCATATAGCAATTCATATCTAATAAGATCTGATACACCTGGGAATTTACCTGTATTATAATAGTGTTCAATCAAATGCCCGTTGTGCCATTTACGAGAACGCAGCATTTCGTCAGTAAATATTGTATAGTTCCAATCAGGATGTTTGTCTCGCCAAGTATGCATCCATTGAAGTGGTGCAGGACGAGGGCCAACCCATATCTGACCTAATTTCTTTGGGATATTCACTTCTGTACCCACCAAAT